ATGGAAAAGAAGTTTATTGATTTTGAAGAAATGCTGGAGAAATTTGCCTCGAATTGTAAAGAGAAAAAGATTGATGGCATTTGTATTCTTACTACACAAGGAGAGGAGAAATCTGGTATCGCTGCATTACAGTGTGGAGAACCTACGGAAATTATTATGGCTATCATAAAGATAATGCATACAGACTCTCGGGCGAGAGCTATCTTGGAAACGGCAGTTCAGTTCTATAAATCCTACCCAATGGGTTCTGGAACTTTAGAAATTAAAAATTACATTAAAAATTAAATCACTTTCAAGGATGGGAATTAATGCCTCCCATCCTTAAGCTAAACCGCAGTAAAAATGAAAAAGCAAAGTTGTAAAGTGACCATTGAAAATGAAAATGGGAAAAAAATAATAATCAATCTCTGTAATGACTTGACGAAGGAAACTTTAGATATCAATATAACTGGTAACCCTGATAACCTTAAAGAGCATAAGGGCTTTCATTGTACAATAGCATCTGTTTTAGTTGATGCCTTACAAAGAGAAGGAGAATCAACAGATAAGATAGAGGTAAATTGATAATAACAAGATAGATATGAAAACAGAATTATGGGTTGCAAGGGATAAGGATGGAGATTTATTTCTTTTTCAAGAAAAGCCTACCAAGAAACATGATTATTGGGTTAGTACAATATTTATAAAATTAAATACTAAATCGTTTCCCGAAGTAAAGTGGGAGGATAAAAAGCCTAAAAAAGTCGAACTGAAATTAATAGAAAAAATAAAATAAACATGAAAATACATTATTTCTACAAAAGAGATTATTCTCAAAGTTTTTACGACCTTAAGATTGTTGCCTGGCTGGAAGAAAAAGAAACATCCAGGCAGGGGATTGAGAGGTTGAGCTTTACTCAACTGGAGAAATTGAGAATTTTTCTATCCAAAAGTAATCAATACCATGTCCATACTATTGAGCATGATTTTGGAAAGAATAGCTGCCGCGGACACTTTGTCCATACTCGTAAGGGATTAATTGAAGACATGAAGAAATGGGGTCTCCAACCTATCGATCGGAATAATTATGAGAGATTTCGGAAAGTAGCCCTTGCTCTTTATCATAAGCAGTCCTTAGTTGATTTCTCAGATTTCAAAGGAAAGCAGAAATACAGCATTCGTCAGATTATTGGCGATTAACGACGTATATAGGAAAGTAATGAATATGGAAACAAAATTAAAAGTAGGTGACAGAGTGAGAATTTTAGATTGTCCTATCATGCCAGATGCAGTAGGAAAATCAGGCACAATCAGACATAAGCAAGGAGATTTATATCGTGTCGAAGTCGATGGTAAAGTCATACCTGATTATGCTTTGGAAGCTGATATAGAGCTGATACCGACTAATCCTTTTGTCGAAAGCAACGAGCTTATTACAAAATTATTGAAAGAAAATAATTTAGAGGTAATGCACTTAGAGATGTATCTCGATACACAAAATGTTGTGTGTGTGGAAAAGACTACGTATGATTCAATGTGCTATAAATATACTGCTTTAAATGCTTTTCTTGAATCTGATGGATACGATGATTTTGAAAGAGCAATTAACGAATAACTATATGGAAAGGAGCCAAAGTATGAACAAAAGAACAATGCAAATAGATGTTATCGGTCCGGTAGAAGGAACTGAATTAATGAAATGTAAATTGTACGTTGATGGTCGTGTGTGTGTAATCGGAATGTCACGATATGACTATGAAGAGTTAATGCGAGAGAAAGTGTTTATCCGAGATGGTAAGAGCGTTGATTCTGCTGGTGTGATAAACACGACTAACACTTTCGTTGAAGAAGGTTAATATTCAAAATAAACAAGAAATGAATAAATACACTATAAGATATTATTACGGTTCATACTCCGGAATACGGGAAGTATATGCCGATGATGAGGAAACCGCTATTACCTATATGTGGCGGATGTTACGGAAAGATATGACATTGCCAGTGGCTTATCAGTCCGAAGAAATAATTGATGTAGAATATGATGCAGATTGATTAATAACTGATAATTTATGTACCCAACTAAAATATTTGAAGAAGCCATTAAAATATGTGGCTATACAATTAAGGAAATTAAATATACCGATAAGTCGAGAGAGGTGCGGAAAGTTACCGGTACAGTTCCTATTTCCAAGAAAGTGACAATCGATGGCCAGCGAAAAACGGCAATTTATCATAAGAAAGTACGGTGGGATGCTACTGGGCACTGTTTTTCGCAGAGATCTAATGTACGCCAGCGGAAGTATGACTTACCAATTCCAACAATACTACAATGGGAAAAACAAGCGAAAGAACTCAAGAACCTGGAATAACACTTAGTCCGGATTGGGCTGAAGTAGCAGTTTTCAATATGGGCATAGATGGCTTTAATGAATACAAGCAACGTGTCTTCACTGCCTTGGATAAGTTACAACCAAACCATTACTATGATATTGTAGGTTCTGTACCGGTTTATAGACGTGAAACGTTTCTTGGCATCTGTAGTTCCTACATAGATAGCCATCCGGATTACGAACTTACTGAAGATAATTGTCGAATTTATAATAGAACTAAAAGATGAATAACGGTAGATGGACTCCTGAAGAGGAAAAATATATCCGGGATAATGCCGGAAAACTCACCTTGTCTGAGATGGCTGCATTCGTTGGTCGGTCCGAATTGGCGGTCCAGCTATTCATGCATCGGCGCAAGATCGTCATTCGCCAGGTCGTCAAACGGAACCTGGTACAAGAAATATTGAGCATGAAGTTCAAACACCCAGAGAACTTCATGCCCAATCGCCCATTTTATAAAGCAGTCGGCATCAACCAGATGCGCTTTTGGGATTTATACTACGGGCGTAAACCCATCACAAATGAAGAATATCTCTCGCTCTGCGATTATTTCGGGATTACACTCCAGGAAGCCTTCGAAGCGCGTCAGTTGAATATATTTAATAATGATGAATTATGATTGATAAACAGACCATTGACCGGGTAAAGTCAGCTCTCAATATAGTTGATATCATCGGTGAATTTGTCTCTCTCAAGAAGAAGGGATCCAGTTATGTCGGAATCTGTCCCTTCCATCCCGATAGCCATCCCTCGATGACAGTTAGTCCGGCCAGACAAACTTTTAAATGTTTTGTCTGTGACAAGGGAGGAGATGTTATCGCTTTTATCCAGGAACATGAAAATCTTTCTTTTGCCGAAGCACTTGAATGGTGTGCCAGGAAAGCCGGCATTCAAATAGAGAATAAGGAACTGACGGAAATAGAGATACAGAATGCTAAGGATAAAGAAGCCATGCGGATTGCTCTCCGGGCTGCTGGAGTCTTCTTCCAAAAGCATCTTCCCGAGGCTCAGAATTATCTCGATCAACGTGGGTACAGGCTAACTGACAAAGTGATTCAAAATTTTCAGATTGGTTATGCTCCTGAAGGGAATTTTGCACATAAAGAACTTATCCAAGCCGGTTATTCAGAGTCCATATTGAAGAAAGTTGGTGTACTGGCCGAGAGTGAACGGAAGTATACCTACGATGTATTTCGGGATAGAATCATGTTTCCCTTTATTGATTTGAACGGAAATATCACGGGCTTCTCCGGACGTTTTATCACACCGAAAGAAAATACAGGAAAGTATGTGAATACCGGTGATACTCCTGTTTTCAAAAAAGGAACACAGCTCTTCGGACTTTATCAAGCTAAACGTTCTATTGCCAGGATGAACTTCACTTACCTGGTTGAAGGCCAGTTCGACGTGTTGTCGCTGCATGCTGCTGGAGTCGAGAATACAATTGCCGGCTCCGGTACTGCTTTAACTCCAGAACAGATAAGACTGATTAGTCGCTTCACGCAATCTGTTACACTGCTATACGATGCGGATCCGGCTGGTCTTAAAGCCTCTTTAAAGAATTGCGAACAATTGTTGCGTGCCGGCTTCTCAGTAAATTGTGTTCACCTTCCCGAAGGAAAGGACCCGGACAACATAGCATTAGAGGAAAAGGAAAATACAGGTAGATGGTTGCTTAATCGTAGAACAGATTTTCCTACTTATTTCGCTGACGTTTTTCTGGAACAGAACCCTTCTCCGGATCCGAACGAACAGGAAGAGATTCTCAATTCGATATGTAATCTTATCTCTTGTATCTCCTCAGAGACTTCACGGCTAAACCATATACGTGTCTTGGCCATTCGCTTTGAACTGAATACTGAGGTTCTTGAGCGTAAAATACGTGATATCCTCCGGAATATAAAGGATGCCCCCAAACAAGAGGAATTGAAGCCTGGTGTTTATGGACTCGATTTAATCAAAGAACTGCGCAAGGAAGGCCAACCATGCATTCTGACCTCCGATTTCTCCGAGTTCCTGAATTTATACGGTGATTCTCCGATTCTTTTAATACATGGCGTTCCATCAGCGACAGATATTCAAGCCGTTCGGCGTGAATGTACTTTCTTTACTACCGACACTTTCGGATTATCAATTAGTAAAGATGGTGACGAGTCAAAGTACCTTTCTGCTTTGTCAATGTTATATAAGGCTGGTATGACTAATATTACAGTTACTTTTCCTGCTGAAGAACAAGAACTGGAAGAAGAAATAGACAATGAAGGATATAATCGGGAAGTACAGCGTTTTGATAAAAATTACACATTTATAAACTATTATGTGAATCTACATGGCAAATTCTTGTCTGATTATTCCGGTGAGCGCACTCCCTTTATTGAACGTTGTGCCGATCTAATTAGTTACGCAGATGATTCAGTTAGAATAGTTAATCTGAAGTACTTTTATGAATGTCTTTTTTTGAATAAAGGTGCTTTCAATGAAATTTTAAAACCTTACTTAGCCAAGCGGAAATCACGCATGGCCATTGCTGCCCAGCGTACAGATGATGATGCGGATGAAGAATACAATCCGGAATGCCAGCCGAGTTATGTCGATGAAAATCCTGAGTATGCCGAGATGTACCGTCAGTGTGGTTTCTATCCGAAGTTAAATAAAGAAGGTGAACCGGTGTGCTATATGTTCCGGCAAGAGAAGGGAGGGCATTTGCAAGTCGCTGATTTTTTCATGACTCCCCTTCTACACATATACTCAGACGATAAAGATGCCAATAAACGAGTTTTGAAAATTAACCGTCGGTATTATAAGAATCCCCTTTATATCGAGGTTCCTTCCAGGTCACTTCTTAAAAAAGCCACCATCGAGGAAGAACTGATTCAGTTGGAAGCTGTCAATTTCACGTCCGGAGAAGAAAAACACTGGACCAAGATAAAGGAGTACATGTCCCGGCACTTTGTCACCTGCTCGGAGATATTGACCTACGGAAATCAGCAAACTGATGGATCATCCCGCCGGGAGGACAATATGTTTTTCGCCTTTTCCAATGGTATCTTTCATGTTGTCGACGAGCAGGCCCGTTTCGATCCGGTCAACGAGCTCGGAGTTGTCACTCACAACAACAAGAACTATTATCTTCCCGCATTCTCTACCATCTACGCCGGATCCGGTAGGCAAACCGATAAGTACGAGCTTATTTCACAATTGGTCTATAAAGATATTCCTGCAGAAAAACAATGTACTTTCGAGCGATGGGCCAGCCTGATGGATCAGGTATATAAAATCAATGATAACGGGAAATGGGCTATTCTCTTTGCCATTATGTGCGCTTTCCGTAGTAATATTCATAATATTGACCGCTTGTTTACAGCTCCTTTTTTCATGGGACCGATGTCCTCCGGGAAGACTCAGATTGCCATATCAATCCGTTCCTTATTTATCTCTCCGAAGATACCTATTTTCAATTTGAATACCGGTACGCTGCCGGCATTGTCTTCTCTGTTATCTTCCTTCCGGGATGTTCCTGCAGTGCTTGACGAGTACAACAATAAGGATATACAGGATATCATGTTCCAGTACCTGAAGGGAGCTGTCTATGACGGTGATGGCCGACAAAAAAGGAAGGGCACTGTCGGCAAAGAAATCGAAGTTGAGAAAATATACGCACCGGTCATTATTTGTGGCCAGGAAACGCCCCAGCGCGACGACAATGCCCTAATGTCCCGTATTATTGTCTGCGAGGTTCCTAAACCTAAGAACCGTCTCCCGGAGGAGGTGCAACTGTTTAATGAACTCAAGGAGATTGAGGATCCGGCCAAGATCGGATTGTCGAATGTACTTTTTGAGATTCTGAAGCTACGGCCAATAGTAATGGAGAATTTCCGGGCACTCAAGCAACAGTGTTACGATGAACTAAAGGGAGCACTTATCAATGCCGGAGAAATTGATCGGTTAATGAAAACAGCATCACTTTTCTTGGCCACTTGTCGGTTGGTTGAAGATTATACAGAGCTAAAGTTGCCTTTCAGTTACGACGACTTTTTCAAAATCGCTTGCAGCAAAATCAAGTTCCAAGTAGAACTGATCAGCAAGACCGATAAGTTAGCCACCTTCTTTAAGGCCATGGATGTCATGATTGACAGTAAGGCTGTGCGTGAAGGGCGCGACTTCACTATCGATACTCCAGACCGGGTTACGATCAAGTTGCCGGGAGGCGAAAAGAAAGAGGTTGCTTTCGCTGCCGGCACACGTATTCTATTCTTACGGCTCAGTCCTGTTTACACTCAGTTTGCTCGCAGCTCTTACAACAGTGAGGACTCAACACAATCTACTATCGAGCAGAACCTTCGCTCGCATCCGAGTTACGTCGGTCTGATTCATGCCCGGCGATTCAATTGGTATGATGTAGTCGAAGTACCCAGAGGAGGTTTTGAAGAGGACTTGCCATTCGATTCGGCAGTCGGTACCTCTGTAGATAACACCATGGTCCGGAAGATGGAGAAGCAATCAACAAACTCCAGTTGTATTGCTCTCAATTACGATATCTTCCGTGAGCTGTATGATATAGACCTTCAGCGAAAGCCTGACGATGAAAGCAAACAAGAACTTGATTTCTGATATATTTCGATTCCCGCTGACCACCCCGGCGGGAATCTTTGTTTTTTCTTATTCCAATATACGGACATTTTCCATTCCTATTAAAACCATACTATTATGATATACCACTTCAATCCCCCGGACCCCCTGAATAAAAAAAGAGAGAACAAAAGAGCGAGAGTTTTGAAAAGAAAACTTTTCAGAAAGTGCGTCCAACCGTCCAACCGTCCAACAAGAAAAAACATTTTGAAATATAAAAGCCTGTAGGATAGTAGTATATATTTTTATTAAAGTATATATATATCCTACATATCTGTTGTTTTGTAGGACGCTGTTGGACGTGTTGGATTTACTGTTTTCAACCATCCAACGTTGAAAATTTAGCTCCGTCCAACAAAATAGGTGTTTGTTGGACGTGTTGGACGTCCTCCAACACTAACTTTAGTTGGGTAAATTTGCGTAACTAAATAAATATCAGTAACTTTAGTTGTGATTCAACCCCTATGTTGGACGGTTGGACAGTTGGACGTAAAAACTAATAAAAACTATTTCAAAATAATATTAAGAGAACATAGCAATGATTACAACGAGCATTCAAATCAAACCTTACTTAGCTGAGTATTTGTGCGGAAAATACAACAATGGTGCGGATGAACCTTTAAAAATCCCAGATAATACGGACCTCTATCATATCATTTGGACGCTGATGGCAAAGAGACAGTGCAATCAATCCCCTGTTGATAATGGAAACCTGACCTTCGTACTTCCTGAACGTCGCATTGGGAAGGATCCTAAAGTCTATAACTTCCTTTCTCCCAGATCAGCCAGGATTATTGAACAGGAAGTGGGACGTATGTTGAATTGGGAGTTACATTCAACACTTCTGGAGAATGACCAGAACGGGCATAAGTATAACAACATCGACGTTGTTCACAAATTCTTGTGTTCTTATAGCATTGACTCCATTTCAGAAGATGCTCTTATAAAGAACTTCTATAGATGGCGGGAGAACCTTAAAAAACGGGAAAAACGGCGAGAGTATAAAAAGAAGTTAAAAAATGCCTGAAAAAACACCGACCGAACTACCTGTTTTGTCCATAAACAGGGGATAAAATGTCCGTTGTATGGCGAACTTGTTGATTATCAATTTAATAAAATGTATATGAAAGAACTATCCATCAATATTTTAGTAACTCCATGCACAAAGATGCGAAAGGAGAGCTACCGGTTTATTGCCGATGAATTTTCATTGGCTCCTACCATCGAAAATTCATCTGCCGGCAACCTATTTAATTGTAGTACGGATATTGTAATTGATAGACCGGATAAAGATACCCTTCAGGAGTTTGCTTCGGGACGAAAAGTGACTGTACAGCTCACTGATACTTCCAATGGGAAAGTTGTGTTGGGTAATAATGATCTGCCTGCAATCGTTTCCATCTGCCCATATCTTAATTCGGCCAGGTTGAAAATCGAATGCAAAATGCTTCAATCCCCATTTTCTCGCTGAATACCGTCCTTCATAGCCTTCTGTTCATGCCATATCTTCGCTGAAAAGATATGTAATGAACAGAACTTTCCTTCGACAAATTCTTCTTTCAAGTAAGCTATTCATCACCGCAGAGGGCTATAACTCTGCGATGATGGACTGTTTCCCTCTATTATCTAATGACGGTCCTGTTCCAGGATCACTGTTCATCGTTAAGGATCCACCTACTTATAAGGAGATCTCCACAAAAGTCCTGAATGTATTGAAGCAGGAACTTGCTGTACACTCTGAATTGCAGGGTATCAATGTTACCGATGACTTTCACGCTGACGATCTTCCTGAAGGAAGCATAGCGTATCATCGTGTTTGGGGCTTTGTTACTGCTACTTCATGTTGGTACTTTTCTACTAAACAGTTCGAAAAGGATCTTCTTGTTGCGGAATCCAATCCGGCCATTGCTTGTCATTTCCTGCATGTGAATACTCCGGGTGGTGAAGCCTGGTATCTTGACCGGCTCTCCGAAACCATGCGCTCCCTTGCCAAGCCTGTATTCGTTTTCATTGAGAATGTATGTGCTTCTGCCGGCTATTACATTGCCTGTCATGGTACGACTATCCATGCTCTAACCAGGAACGATCAGATTGGCTGTATCGGCACCATGCTCGAGTATCTTGATTTCCAAGGATACTATGAAAAGTTAGGTCTTAAAGTCGTTCGAGTTAAAGCGGATCAATCCGACCTCAAGAATAAAAAGGTAGAGGACCTGATTGATGGTCATCCGGAACAGTATCGTAAAGATGTACTTAATCCTCTCGCAGAGCAATTTATTTCAGAGGTAAGATCTTGCCGTTCGACGTTGACCGATCTTTCTGAAGACGATCCGGTCTTCCGTGGAGAAACATTTGATACGAATCACGCCATCGAGAATGGTCTAATTGATGGTATTTCCACATTTCCACAAGCCCTGGTTGCAGCTTACCAACTTGCTCAGGGATATCTCGCTAATGAAGCTTTGAAACAGCGTGCTCTCAATTTAATATAATTAATAATATCTATTCAGTATGAATGTAAAAGAAAAATTTAGAAAGGTACTTGAAGCATTAAATCTGGTTGATAAGGCAACATCCAAGGAGCTTACCAATGAAGATTGGAAAGCCATTGTTGATGCTTATCAAAAAGAATTTCAAGTTACCCTTCAGGATGACATGGCTGCTGACCAGGCTTCACATCAGAACCCTCTTGATCAGGAAGCGATGAATCAGGCTCAGGCTATTTTGGATTCTATTATCGTTCGCAAGGATCTTAACTGTCATCACGGTGATCCGGGACCAGAAGTCGACAATGGCATTTCCACTAATGACAAACCTCAAAATGCATCTCCGGCATCTCCGGAAACAGTAGCTCAGTCTGCAGGATTGGTTAAGGCCATTGTTGATGGTTTGAAAAATCAGGCGGCAGCCGATATCCCGGTATCAGTTGCTACAGCTTCCAATCTTCAGTTTAATGGACCGGGAAATACCGCTAAATTCTTATTTGGCATTGAGCATCCTATGTTCTCGATGACTAATCGATGGAATAAGATTGCTGCCAATCCTCGTATAGCTGCAGCTATGGAAGATCCGGAAGAGAACGAAGAAGGTGCCTCTTTCCGTAAAGAAGTGGTTAGTTACTCAGTTTCATTGAGGAAACGATATAACTATCTGCATCAAAACCACATGCTGGATGTAAAGAAGCTCGCTGCGGGTGAGTTCTCTACCAATTATGAAGGTGTTGATACGGCTGGTGTTGGCAACCAGCATGTTGTTTTGCGTCAGGACCAGTTGATTGCTCGTGTGTTAAGCAAACGCGACTTGACTCAGTACTTCCCGGTTCGCTATGGTATTCAGGATCATGACCTTGTGTTCAATGCATTCTTTACTGAAGTTTCTCAGGCTTATCAGCAGGGAGAAGTCTTCAAGGGTGACATGAAACTTGAAAACGAGATGGGCCATGTTGACGATGCAATGATCAAGATGAAGTTCGGTCCGATGAAGGACTTGGAACGTAAATACATTGCTTACCTCAATAAAGAAGGTTCCGATCCAATCAAGTGGTCTATGATTGAGTTCTGTATATTGAATTCTCTGGAGACAGCTCAGGTTGAACAAAACAAACGCCGTATGCGTGGTATCTATGTTAAACCGGAAACTGGTATTGCCGGTTCTTATCTGAACTCTTCTACGGGACTCCTTCATACATTGATCCGTTATCATCATGAAAACAAAATCCTGTTGCATGACGATGCAGCATATCGCTCCTACACTCAAGCTAATATGTTGGATGCGGTTCAGGAATTTCATGCCGATGTTGTAGCATCATGTACCGAGGATATGGATCTGGATCAACACGTTCTTTATCTGAATAAGACACACCAACCCTGGTGGATTAAGAATGTACGTGCCAAGTATGGTAAGGATACCGATTTTACAGGCCCTAATAGCTATCTGTATGTGGTTCCTGATACGAGTCAGCGCATTATCTGGCTGCCTTATCTCGGACAGATACCTTTCATGATGATGGACGTTCCCGGAAACCTACAGTGCCTTGAGTACATTCCCGGTGAAATGCTATCTATCAAGGTCAAGGAAGATATGGAACTTGTCAAGGCTTGGTCTACATGGAAAGAAGGATTTGCTGCGGCATTCGTTGGGCGTCGATTCGATACCCGTGCAAAATTGGTTGCTAACAACTATGAATGGCAACAGATATTCATGAACAAGCCATCTGTCAATGTTGATGCTGATGCCACTACAATCACTGCATCGAAAGGATTCTGGCAAGAAACAGTCGAGAATTCTAAGGCAACAGTGATTACTGATATCACTGGAGCTAAAGCCGGAGTTGGATACATTATTGAGTGTGGATCCACAACCAATGTGTCTACCATTGCGAAAACTGGCAAGTTTGCTGAGATTTCGGAAGCATATACACCGACAGCAGTGGGGGATTATATTATGGTGGTACTGAATAAGGGTGGTAACTTCCGGGAACTTGAACGTTGTGTCGGAGGTGTACGTAAGGTTAATGCAGACCTTCAGCCCAATCTTCCTGGTGTAAGATAATACTTTTCCATTTCTGTGTTTCAATAGGTTAGTTAGTTTTGGTTAGGGCGGGTGTAATGCCCGCCCTTTCTTTTTTAAATCACATTTAATTCAAAAATATGAAAGCAAGAAAAATTTCAAATCCAATGAAAGGATACCGGGCTGCCCGCAAGTTGCAAACCCGCTTCTTTCTCTCGCTAATGGTACTATTCGCTATTGCATTCGTTGCATGGCTCTTCTTGGATCCGGCAGCATCCGCACATATCTGTATGCCTGGTTTAGGCGGTACGACATTTGCCTCAATGATGTTAATTGGTAACGTTAATGACGTATCCGATCGTCAAACACATGGCTCTAACATTGCCTATAAAGTCTACTTGATAGAACTCTCTCAGATAAATGATAATGTGCGCTTTCCGAAGAAGAATGCCAATAGAGAGGTCAGTACTATTCCGATGAAGGCAGGACAATACATGCAATACTTTGAAGCACACGATATTCCTACTTACAACGCAACCGGTGAGAAAGGGGATATCACTACTTCCGGTGAAAATAACTTCGCAATAATTATGGGAGGCATGCGCGATCAATTGCTTAATTTCATCGAAGAGCATGCCGGCAGTAAATTTGTAATCCTGTTTAAAGAAGTAGGTGAAGATCAGTGGTACATTATCGGTGAGTATGATCGCCCGATGATCCTTCAATCTTTCGAAGCGAAGAATGACAAGGATGGCCGTTATGTAACCTTTACTTTCAAACGTACATCAATCGATCAGTATTGTAAATATGTCGGTGATATCGTTCGTGCCCCGGCAACTAATCATACAGTTGATGCTACGACACTTGCTATCAAACCGGAGAGCAACCGTTATGAAATACCAAACGGATCAGCAGCAACTTATGCTATCAATGCTATTTCTGGAGTGACTGCCAACGATAAAGGCCGGTATATCACGCTTGAAGGAACTGGTACTGATAAAGCGGCTACTATTGCCGATGGTGCTGCATTCGTCCTCGAGGATGGTTCAACATGGACTGCTAAGGCAGGTTCACAGATTACATTCCGAATCATGGACACTACTACTCTTGTCGAGGTTCCCGGTAGCCGGATCCAGACAGCATAATACTTACCTGGGCGGAGCGATCCGCCCATAAACTCAACCTATATGTATTCCTTCAAAGAAAAACAAAAACATTATGCGGAGCTTCGCAATCCGGATGCTGCAGAGCAGGATCTTGAACTCCTGCGTAAGAAGCAACCCGAACTATCAACATTGAGTATGTTTTCACGTAATCCGAAGCGGTATACTGATGACATCCTATATACGTTGCTGGATGTTGCAGAACGTGATGAAATCCGCAATAATCGGCGTACTGTTGAGCAAACTCAAGACTCTAATCCGGAACAACCTGATAAGATGTCTGAGGTAACTAATCAAGTAAAAGAAGCCGAAGAGCGTGCTGAGGATGCGGAACTTCGTACAGAAGAAGCTGAAGAGCGTGCTGAGGATGCGGAACTTCGTACAGAAGAAGCTGAAGAGCGTACTGAGGATGCGGAACTTCGTACAGAAGAAGTTGAAAAGCGTGCTGAGGATGCGGAACTTCGTACTGAAGAAGCGGAAGAACGTGCCGAAGAAGCGGAACTTCGTGCTGAGGAAGCTGAAGAACGAGCAGAAAGTGCTGAAGCTGCTCTTGAAGAGGAGAAAAAAAAAGCCGTTACTACACCAAAGATGGTAAAGTCCAAAAGCACGAAGAGTACCCCAAAATCGACTGGGACAACCTCTCGGACCCGCAAGTCCAAACGGCCACGATCCTCTACAACGACCGAATCGTAAGTTGGAAACAAATGAAGCAGCTCGACGAGCAGCTGGATAAGAACCCGACTGAAAGAGCTGTCACTGATATGGCAGAGCTTCGCATTCGGAATCTTCTGGCGTTCGAAGAGCTGCAGTCGTTCAACGACACTGGGAAGTTTAGGTACAAACATCCGTTGATCATCCGACAGTCCGAGAGAGCACAACTGGAGGAACTACTTCGGAAGAACCCGCAAGAATTCTTGCGATATCACAAGAATGTACTTGATAACATCCGTAGATACGAATCCTACCTGAAGCGTGCCGACCGTGAAAGTCGGCGTGCCAAGGACAGAGAAAACCTTCGTCGTCATCGAGAGCGAGAAGCCATTTTCAAAGCAATTCTCGAATCAACAACAAATAAAAATTAATCATGGAAAAGCTAATAGAAGTATTTAATTTGGGTGGCCTTCCGACTGCCCCGCTGGATTCATTCTTAGAGCTTCAGGAGGACTTCAAGAAGTCGGATCCTGACAAGTTATCGAAGCTGCAGATGCTAATCATCACTCGTGGCTTCAAGTATGCATTTAAAGCCTGGAAGGATCCTGATGGAAAACTCTGGATTATTGATGCCCATCAACGGAGGAAAGCTCTGCTTGCTCTGCGTAAATCCGGTTTTACCATCCCGGAGATTCCATATGAACCAATCTTCGCAGCGGATAAAAAAGAAGCAGTCGAGGAAATAGCTGCCTACAACTCTGAGTTTGCCACTAAGAACCCGGACACTTTGCTATTCAAAAAGTACAACATCGATACCGATACCCTTTCCCGGTTCAATCTGGGTTATGAAGTGAAGACCATCGACTTCGGTCAGGCAACTGCTCCGTTATTCGGATCCGAGCACGAATCAACCGATATCCACGAAGATGCCATTGACTTCACAGTTCCTACAGAAGACGATGCCAACTCCATTTTTACACAACCAGGAGATATTTGGTTACTTGGAAAGAATCGCTTAATGTGTGGTGATTGCCGTTCAAAATCCGATGTCACTGCGTTGATGGACGGACAGCATGCTGACTTGCTTGTCACCGATCCACCTTACAATGTTGCCTATCAGGGTGGGACTGAAGAGGAACTGACTATCCAAAACGATTCCATGGAGAACGATTTGTTTGCTACATTCCTGAAGCAAGTGTTCGCAGTTATGTTTTCTATATTGAAGCCTGGCGGATCCTATTATATTTTTCATGCAGACAGCGAAGGTGAGAACTTCCGGGCCTCTCTTCGGAAAGCAGGGTTCAAAATAGCCCAATGCTGTGTTTGGGTAAAGAACTCCATGGTCATGGGACGACAGGACTATCAATGGCAGCATGAACCGTGTCTCTATGGATGGAAACCTGGTGCCGCTCACTACTGGAACTCCGATCGTAAACAGACTACTGTTTGGAACTTCGATAAACCCCAACGCAATGCCATCCATCCGACAATGAAACCTATTGCTTTGATGGCTTATCCCATCTGTAATTCCAGTGCATCCGGTCAGATCGTTGCCGACTTCTTCTCCGGATCCGGTTCTACTCTGATGGCTTGCCAACAGACTGACCGTATATGCCATGCTATGGAAATAGATCCTCGCTATGTTTCAGGTACAGTTCATCGGTACCGGTCCATGTTCCCGGAACAGCCCGTCCGGGTAATTCGTTCTGGGGAACTTCTTACATCTGAGGAAACTTTAAAAATTATCGTATGAAATCAGAACTGACACCAACCTCCGATGTGAATAAAGCCATTTTAATTGGTGATGAATATGTATCTCAAGTGCGCACATTTGGCGCACTTGGTTACTCAGCAGAACGTATCTGTAACCTCCTTGGTTTACGAGGTAAAGAGAAAATTGCTCTTACCATTCGTATCGGTCTTCCTGGTGATGTTTACAACGATGCCTACAGTAATGGACGTGCTTTGGGTGAATATAATATTGATGCAGAGTTGGCAAAACGTGCTGAAGCTGGCGAGATTGATGCTATCACTGCTTTGGAAACTCGCAAAAATGAACGTATAGAACTTGAACTTCGAAAGAATTTATTCGGCGTATGACACAACTTGATATACTTGATAAGATACATCCGGACATGATATCTGCCTTCCTGGTTTCCGGGAAGAGCGATGGTATACCGGCTGATGTGCAACTCTTCCTCAAGCAGCTACAGTGGGCTGCTGAAATATACGAATACGAACGGAACATTACCCGTGCTGCTAAATTACTAAAGCAGCGTATTAATGCCTTACAGCACCTTAATCTTGATGAACGTACCTGTAAAGCACGTATATATGCTGCTATCAATTACTTTTCGATTGATAATAATGTATCTATCAAAGTATGGGAGTCAAACTATGCAGACAAATACGAGGACCTGGCTAAACTCTCCGCTGTCCGTGGTGACTACAAAACTCAGAAACAGTGTTACGATGCTGCTGCCGAGTGTCGTCGTCGGGCATCGGAGATTGCTGAAGCCGATCGTGATCTTGGTGTTGTCTTCCTTATTTCTCCGGAGATCACTCCTGAAGAACTTGGATATTCTAAGAAGTCTTTGAAAGAAATTGCATCAAAACATAACGAAGGATTCTATTTGAATCTGATTGATAAACTTCCGATCGAGAAGGAAGAGAAAAAACGTCTCCTGCGTGATGCTGATATCCAGGAGGCTGAGTTTACTGAAGTCAATGAAGAATAACTATGTCGATAGAACTTTATTCTCAATCCCGGGACAGCCTTTCTTGTAGCGATAATACCTTCGATGCTACAGTTGAGTTCGAACGTTACTACATGAACTCTATGCAGATTCAGGTGAATGTGCTGGATCCTAACAATATATTTGTTGAAGGTGCCCGTGCGGTCGGCAAGACTGAAGGAGTTATGGGACCACGTATTATCCGGGTTGCCAATGATATGCCCGGAGAACTTTCTTTCCTGGTGCACAAAACATATATTGCTTTGATGACAAACGTCTGGCCTAATATTCAAGCATATTTTTCCCGACCGGTAACTGTTGCCGGACGTGTTCGCCCGATGTTGGAGTACGGGATAGACTATGTTGTTGGAGAGGCAAAGATACCTTCTCACTTCCGTCATCCACGTTATCCTATTGCATACCCGAAACACAGCATCCTGTTTCGCGATGGTCATCATTTGCAGATGGTGAGTTCCGACCAGCCGGAGTCTGTTGCCGGTCGTTCAGGTGTACATGCTTTTATTGAGGAAATGAAGCACAACAAAGGTGAGAAACTGAAGACACGACTCTTCCCGTCACTTCGTGGATCCTCTGCCGAGATTCGTATGTCTCAATACTATCAGGGTGTAACTGGTGTTTCCGATACAGCTCGTGTGGATCTTGGCGAAGATGACTGGTTCGAAGAATACGAAAACAATATTGACCAGGCACTTCTTGAGGAAATAGCTACAGTTTCCCTTCATGTAAATGCAGCTATGTACAAGCGTTACAAGCTGTTTGCCCAACAAAAACAAACTACCAATCCGGTTATTCTTGAAGCCATCCGCCTCGAGCTTCAGAAAGTAGAACGTACACTCGCACTCTGGAAACCTCGTCTTGCCGATATGCGTCGTAATGCTACGTTGTACGTGCGTGCCAGTTCATTTTGTAACAAAGATATATTAGGGCCTAAATTCTTCAAAACTCAGATTGAAACCCTTGATATTGACGAGTTTCTGACTTCTATCTGTGCTATCCGGCACAAAGAAGTTGTAAACAAGTTTTTTGCTAACTTCAAAAAGGACTTACATCAGTTTGCCGATAGTTACATTTACGAGTCCATCCTGAAACTTGATCTCCGGGATCACTTCATCTTAACAGCACGTTACCTGAAGCACTATAATAAGCGCGACGAGCTGCTCGTCGGTTATGATCCCGGACATTTCTCCAGCCTGACCGTTGGCCAGGAGAAGGACTATGGTTCGGAACTCAGGATACTGAAGGAGTTCTTCTGTTATTATCCGGACGAACAGCCGGAACTTGCCCGCCAGTTCTACGAGTTCTTCGGCCAGGATGCTGTCAATAAACACATCATTCTCTATCCTGATCGTGCCGGCAACAAGAAGAAAGAAGACCTGGAAAAGATAACCACCGACTCCCGCATTCTCAAGCGAGAGCTGGAGTCTTATGGCTTTACTGTCGAGCTGATGAACGAAGGTCAGGCAACTGTCTACCATTGGCAGCAGTTTAAGCTCCTGCTTCTTATATTCGGTAATCGCAGTAACGCATTGCCCCGTATTCTTATTGATGAAAACGAATGTAAGAACCTTTGTAGTGCTATCATGCTGTCGCCCCTCAAAAAAACGGATGGCCGTATAGAGCTTGATAAAACATCTGAGGTAAAAGTACCGCTTAAACTTCAAGCGGGTCTCACAACGCAGATACCAAGTGCACTTATTTACTTGCTATTTGGACGTTATGGCGACCGTGTTCAAGCTGAATTATCCTCAATTCCGACTGATTTACCTGATAATTTCTCTATATAATAAGTTCGGTGCACCTGAAAAACTTTGTATTATCTATAATAATTGCCCTGTTTGACATAGAAAAATATGCTAACTTATTGAAAATGAATATTATCATATCTCAAAAGTTTATTTCTTTTTTTTCATCAGCTCCCTATCTCCACGCCCCGCTGATAATCCGATGTGAGGTGCAGCCTTCGGCCTTTGGCTGGAAATATGAGGGTGACATCCTGCCGGTCCTTTCTGGGAGGCTCAGAAACAGGTATTTTCGAGCATGGAAACGACAATGACAGGACCGCATGCACTGCAATGGGCTAAAGAGATATCTAAGTTGCCTGATGGATGCTTCACGATTGCTTTCTTCTCTTACTCGAGGCAGAAAGGTGAAGCATCCGCCAAACTGGGGATTCGAGAGGGATGTAAGTTTCGGACTCAGTTACCACATGAAAGGTTTAGTATCGATGGAGAGAACCTATTCCTCTTCACTGATGGTGATGGAGAGCCAAAGATGTGTTACAGGATCCTGATCCGATATATGGGCTTTCCACAGGACAATTTTAAACTACATAAAATCGACTGGTTATGAGTGATGTAAAGATGTTAGGTGACTATGGTTGCTACATCGATGAAAGTAATGTGATATCATTTCAGGTTGGGGACACCCCCCGAACCGGTATGGATGATCCGGGTTTCTCTGTAGGAGACTACAATCCATTACCGGATATGCAGTGGCAATCTATTAATGGCTATCAAGTGTGTAGCCGTGGCTATAACAACATGAAGTGTGAGGAGGTGGCAGCTGATCTCAAGAAGAATCGTCTGCTACCTCGGCTTATCACTAAACAGGCCAATATGCTGTACGGAAAGGGACCGGCAGTGTATCAGACTGTGTTTGCCGATGGCAAGTTTAAACGTGAATGGGTTGAGTGCCCGGAGATCATGAATTGGTTGGATAGTTGGAAAGACCGTGGACTTGAAAGCGATTATAAGGAGGTAGCTAAAGCTCTTATTAAAGACTTCTATTATTTTCGTGACTACTTTGTAAAATGGCGATTCTCCGTAGGCCGGAATTTGGGGGCACTGCCTGTTGCTGGTATTGAGACAATGGAGAATAGAAATTGTAGGCTGGCCACGACAAAAAAGGATGTCGCTACCGACCTGGTCTACTACCGTGATTTCCGCTTTATCGCAGTTGGGCGTTGGAATTATGGGATTTCCAACTTCAAGATTTACCCAAAGTTTAACCTGGCAGAAGTAGCCAATTATAAGTATGCTGCCATCTCGCATCACCGGGAGAAGTCAGTTGATGAGTTCTATGGTGTAAATGAAACGCATGAAGGCACTAAGGAGTATATCAGAGGTTCTAATGCGACAGCCAGGTATATTAACTCCTTCTTACGCAATAGCCTGGCAGCCAAAATCCACATCATTATCCCTAATGCCTGGATAAACGCCAAGCGTACTCAGATTCAGAAGCTCTGTGATGAGAACAAGAAGCGAAATAAGGACGGAGTGAAGCTATATGTATTTAATGGAATCGATATAGGTATCGAGTTCAAAGAATCTACACTGATCAAGTATATCCAGTCCGAGCTCCGCAAGATTTCACAATATCTCTCCGGAGCCGATAACCAAGGGAAGGCTTATGCAACAATCAGTTTTAAAAGCAGTAGTAATGAAGAAGAACGCTGGCGAATCGAAACTGTCGACCTGAAATATAAAGAGTACATCGAATCGTTGATCTCTTATGATAAGCGTGCTGATGAAGTGTTGTTATCAAGTGTTGGACTCGACTCCTCTATCTCCAGCGTTGGAAAAGATGGCGTGATATCCAAGTCCGGATCCGACGCTTATTACAACTATCTGATCTACCTGATGTCCCTTACTCCAGACGAAGAAATCTGCTGTGAACCTTTTAATTGGGCTATTCAAATCAACTTCCCGGCACTGTATAAGCAAGGTTATAGACTTGGATTTTATCGGGAAATTCCAAGTCGTCAAGAAGATGTTAAACCAAACGAACGATTAAATCAGCAAGAATCATGATCATTTTAGAAGAGCTATTTAAAAACCTGACTGAGTTCCGCCATTATGCACCCTATTCAGAGACAAACATTGAGTTTAAAGACCTCAATAGTTCTGCATCTTCTGCCCGGAAGCAGATATGTATTATCCTTTCTAAAGAAGTCTATGATATTGTTCTCAAGAAAGAAGGAGAGATACATGATGCTTTGCTGACTGCAATGGCCAACTTAACACTTGCCAAACAGTTAGTGTTTGATGTTGTCAAACAACGAAAATCCGATGTTGATATCTACAAGTATGAGATGGAAGCCATGCGTCGGTCTTATATTGAAAATTATTTCAGTGGTATGGATACTCTGATTCAGTTGCTCAATAAGGAGGATAGTCTGGAAGAATGGAAGAATTCCCGTTATTGCAAGTTACTTTCTTCTCTTCGGATCCAAACTGCAGAGGACTTTGACTTTCTATACTCAATAGACCTCTCTTATCTCTTTTTTTTCCGGATCATACCACTTCAAAAAGAAGTGTTGGATGAAGGGATGACCGGTTACTTTGAACGGGTCGTTGATAATCAGGAAATGAAGAATTTACTACTGCATGCTCTTGCAAAGAGTACGATTGCTCTTGCCTTGCGTCGATTGGATATTCTTGAGTTTCCATCTACCATTCGTAATCTCTTCGATGACTCTAAAACCAGCCGGTCTGGAAAGGATGAACAAGAACGTATGTTGGCACTTGCTGAACAGCTAACCGGCGAAGCTCAATCACTACTTAAGAACATTGACCTTATGTTGTCTAACAACGATTCCGGTATAGTGGATACAGAAACATCATTTAATGCTCCGGACGACAAAATCATAATGATGCCATGAAAGACAAAATAGAGTTTATGGCCCATGGGAATACGTATTATATTCCCAATTCCTGGGACCAACTAAATAGTTATTTATTCATTAGTCTGATCCGTGACTTTAATCGCATGGTTAAGGGAGAACTTTCACCAGCCATGGTGAGAGTAAACTACGTGTGTAATGTTATGGGGTGGAAGCCAAAGAAGATCCGGGGAGAAGAATCATTCCAAAACCTGGCTTTCCTGGCAGAACAGGTTACGTTTCCATTCGTCATTATGTATCCGGACAACGATATGGCTTTAAGCGAAATGGATCCTGAGACCAGAAAACTTTGCAAAAAAACTCCTCCGGAAAGACTAACTTGTCTCCCCATCGCACGCTATCTCTCACGCTTGGACTATAAATTTGCCTTTGATTGTTGCTTTTGCAAACAGCTGGTTCCGGCAGTGGTTATTGATGACGATATTTATTCAGCATATTCCATCGATACCAATTTCAATGTCCTGACATGCTCGTTAACGGCATTGCAATACATCGAGGCCCGTGCCCTGATAGGTAAGTCTGTAGACATGCTTCCACTCTTGGCAGCAATCCTATATAATCCAGGTACATACACTTCAGAAGGTGCTCACCGGTTGGCTACAGTGTTCGCAAAACTTCCAGAGGATGAATTACAAGCTATTGCTTTCAATTTTCAGGCTTTCAACAATTACCTGTTTACTCAAACAGACTTTCGTTTACTGACTGCAGCGAAAGAAGGTAAATGCAGTGCCATTCGCACTGGTGCACTGGAGTCACTGTATAACTTGAGTAATGATGGACTGGGTGATATTACAGCTGTCGAGCAGATGAATGTTATTAAGTACCTGACTATCCTCCGGAAGAAGATCATTGAAACTGTTCGAAGTATGGATGCGATGAAAATGGAAAAGGCAGACATTGAGAAAGAAACAGGCTTACCACTCCATATCATTAACCAAATATTATGATACTTGATTTATTCTCTTATTTCGCGAAGTATCCCTCAAAAGAGGGCGTGCTTTCCATCTTTAACAATGGTAGTAGTTCACAAGCGCAATATGCCGAATTGAAAGAAACCATTTTGGCTATGCCGGATCCGCTGATCCCTGCAATTCAGTCGTATGTTTTTGGACAGTCTTTTGAGTCTGTCAAAGCCCGCATTGATACTCTGTTGGGTATTTATCTCTTTATTGATTATGGTGAGTTCTCTTCCAGGAGTGACAACAGGAACTCAATCGAAGATACCCAGAAGCTGGCAGCCACAATCGCAATGAAACTATCAGACTCCTCGGATCTTGTGGAAGAAGCGATCTCTTCAGACACTTGCCTTGAATATCTGAACACCCTGCGTGCCCATCTTCTGTTTGATGCAGAAAGTGGGAAGGTCCCTTGGTTAAACCGATCGAGTATAAAAAGTCTTGATATCATCCCGTTCGTGGCCAAAGAGCTAAAATCCATCGGATGGACCATGATGTTCGAGGCTGACGCTTCTGATCTGTTCAATATCAAAGCTCGGATGGCGTCCTTTCGGTCATGATACTTCGATAGTAATTTTGTCAAAAAAGAAAAGATATGGACATTATTATTAAATCACTCCTTGAACATCTTCAGCGTATTCTGAGCACTGTTTATGGCTGGTTATCAACAGTTGTCATATTTATAGCCCATTTCTTTGCGCCTGCTTGGTATCCTTTTGCTGTAGTTGGAATTCTTGTCCTTATTGATTTGGGGTGGGGTATTGCCGTATCACTGAAGAAAGGAGAGTTTGCCTATTCCGAGGCTGGAAGAGAAACGTGTAAAAAGGTAGCCATTTATGCCAGTTGCCTTTGTTCGGTTTACATGATCGAGCAGATATTTCATGCCAGTGTAGCCGTTACTTCTGTTGCTGCCGGTCTTGCCGGTGCCTGTGAAGTATGGAGCTTCTCTGCCAGTATACTTATCATCGCTCCCAATTTTCCCTTTATATCGCTGTTTCGTGCACAACTCAGAGGTGAAATGGAGAGGAAATTAGGGAGAAATATTAATGATATATTAAAGTAAAATTCTTATTAATTATGAGTAGAGGTTTACGTAATTGCAATCCTGGCAACATTCGTCATGACCGGGATAAATGGCAAGGAGAAGTTATTCCGAGCCAGGACAAGAGTTTCAAACAGTTTAGCTCTATGGCTTATGGCTATCGGGCATTAATCAAGTTACTGCAGAACTACCGTAGATTGTACAATCGGCAGACGATTGCTGAATTTATTAATCGTTGGGCACCTCCCTGCGAGAACAACACTTCCGGATACATCACTCGTGTGTGCAGCGAAATGCAAGTTCCGTCAACATACGTTCCGGATATTAACGACAAATCTACTATGTGTGCTTTTGCTGCTGCAATTAGCCAGGTTGAAAATGGTGTACCGGCTGTCATGGCGGATGTCGAGCAGGGATGGGATTTACTATGAAACTCCCGGTCTGTCTCTTGATCATCTTGCTGGCGTCAGCAACATGTTTCTCCTCTTGCCGTACTCAATATGTGCCTGTTGAGAAAATAAAGACTGAATATCGTTACATTGATCGTTTACAACACGACAGTGTTTACTTAAAGGATTCTGTTCGGTATTACACCAAGGGAGATACTGTTTTTGCGGATAAATACCTATATCAGTATAAGTACCTATTCATTAATCGGGTGGATTCATTCGTTAAGGTTGATTCAGTTCAGGTGCCTTATCCTGTTGAAAGGAAGCTAACTCGTTGGGAGTCTATGAAGATGGAGCTTGGGGGCTGGGCATTCGGTGGTCTGATAATGGCTATTATTATTGTCTGTTGGCTGATATTTAAGTCAAAAAATAAATAGTATATTTGTGCATCAATAACAGTTTTTTCATTATTAATAATGAAAACGAAGTATATTTATTAGCTCTGGATCGTGAGATTCGGAGCTTTTTTCTATCCTTTTTAGCTTCAGCTAAACAAAGCTAACTTCTTGATAATAAAGCGGTAATCGCTACGATGTCCGCATTTATAGTGTTATCTTAGCTGTATAATAATAAAAGAAACAACGTTATGACAGTAGAAGAATTAATCATTGAATTACAAGGAATGAATCCTGAAGCAGAAGTTTATATTGCGTATCAGCCCAAGTTTCCATTAGAAAAGAAAGCCGGTGAAGAATTGGCACAAAGTGAAGATGGTAATAGAGTTTATATAGCCACTTGTTTATATGGAAATGACTATTTACCACAAAATATTGTGGAGCAACTCAACTGGTAATTGTTTTTTGAAGGTCCGGAATCCCCACATTCCGGACCTTTTTCTATCCTTTTTTAGCTTCAGCTAAACAAAGCTAACTACTTGATAATAAAGGGATAATAGCTACGACGTTCGCACTTATAGTGTTATCTTAGCTGTATAATAATAAAGGATAAAGCATTATGAACGAGCAGATTACCAACATTCTTAACCAAAGAATAACAAAGACCAGCAAAATACAGCAATTGCTTCTTTTAGGCTTAACTCGCCGCCAGGTTGCCGACCTGGTAACCAACGGAAACTACGGTTTTGTTCAAAACGTCTACAAGCGGATGATTGAAGCCGGAACCTTCCAGCCCGGCAACCAAGTAGTACCGAATAACCTTCCAGAGATTGATTATGCTTTCAACCGTCGCTTTGGGGTTGAGATTGAAGCCTATAACTGCACTCGCGAACGCCTCGCTCGAGAACTTAGGGAAGCCGGTATAAGCGTAGCAGTCGAAGGATACAACCACGATACCCGCAATCATTGGAAACTGGTAACAGATGGCAGCCTATCGGGATCGAATACTTTCGAACTTGTAAGCCCGATACTTGAGGGAGAGGCCGGCCTTCGGGAGCTACAGAAAGTTTGCTGGGTGCTTGACTATTGCGAGGTAAAGGTGAACGACTCCTGCGGGCTTCATATCCACATGGACGCTGCCGACTTTACCCTTAACACTTGGAAAAACCTTATACTTACCTACCGGAGAGCTGAACGTATAATTGACGCTTTTATGCCTCCATCTCGACGCAATAACCACTATTGCAGAGGGCTACAATCCATAACTGAACAGCGGATTCAGAATGCCGGCAGCCTTAGAGATTTACAGAATGCTTTCGGAGGCGACCGCTACCACAAACTGAACCTTGAGTCCTACTCCCGCCATCGTACGGTTGAGTTTCGCCAGCATGGAGGTACGACGAATTTCATAAAAATGGAAAATTGGATACGCTTTATCGCCAACATGATTACCTTTGCTCAGCAGACCAATATCGCCACCGGAACAGCCTTGGCAAACTTGCCTTTCCTGACCGACGACCAAAAAACGTATTTTAAACTTAGAACAAAAAAACTTACCAGATAATGAATAAGACCTACACATTGCAGGACGGCGGTACAATTACCGCCACCTGTGCCACCGATTTTGTTACCAAACTCCGTCAGAGCAGCCGTTTCGATTCCGAATGTACCGACCAGGAATACATGTACCACTTTGCCGATCGATACCACGACCAGTCCGGAAACACCGTTCGTGCCGATTCAACGGAGCACTTCTTGGATGATTTATTAGCATTGGGTTATGTAAGTGTTAAATAATCAATTTGAAAGCAGATTTATCTGCAAATGTTTTGCCAATAAACAAATGTTTATTATATTTGCATTACGTTTTTAAAGCGATGTTTGACAATCAGGAAGAGCTAAAGGCTCACATAGAACATGTAAAGCGCTGCTTGCTGTTTTATGCTCTGAATGAGGAGGAATTGCTAAAGCAAGGATACCCACGAAGAGAGTTAGAGAGGCTGATCGATATTCAACTGGATAAGTTGATAGTTCTCCTCAAAAAACTGAAAGGTTAACATTAACCCCCTCATGTATTGAGGGGGTGCTTTAAAAACTAAATTATACTTATTGTTATGGAAGCAAGTAGAGAAATAGATAATTTGTTGAGTGAGTTTCTCCAGTTGGATACTGACGAGCAACGGGAACAGTTCCGAGGTAAGATAGCCCAAACGCTGTCGGATAAAACAGAGGAGGAAGTGCGAGAATATGCTGAATCTCTTCAGCATAAAGCTCAGGAAACAATTGATCAGTCACAAGCGTTAATTGATGAATATGATTTCAAGCAAGCGTTGAACGACATAGTTCCTGCTGTTACTTGGTCTTATATAGCGGAAGAATACTTCCAGAAGTCACGCTCTTGGTTTAGTCAACGTATGAATGGATATCATGTCAACAACAAGGCTGCATCCTTTACTGACGAAGAAATTGATTTATTATCAAATAGTTTGCTTGATTTGAGTGAACGAATAAAGAAAAGTGCTCTCCTCTTGAGGAAGCATCGCTTTTAAAAACGTATCTTTAAAAAGAAGAAGCCTTCACACTGAGTGGGGGCTTTTTATCTATTTACTTCTCGGTCGATCGCGAGACCTTGATGACAACCGGAAAGGTATTCTCTTTCTGGAATAAAGGAGCTTTCACGAGTTGGAAGCTCCTTTTTATGTTATAAAACACAAAAAAGAAATATGGACTTTATGATAAACTGGAATACCTTTTCTCTTATAATGGGGATTGTATGTGGTCTTTTTATTAAGTGGCTGGCATTTGCTATCTATGAATTTATAACAAAAAGGAAATTAGGCAATAAAAAGAAATAATCTCTCTTCTAACCCCTGTTTAATGTTTTTTGTAAATCGAAAGCCTTCACGAGTTGAAGGCTTTTTTTATTTGCTTACTTTTCTTTTCAGTGCAAAAATGATACTATAACTTTTTTGTGCTTATCTTTGAGAGCAAATATTAAGAGCATAAATAAAATAAATGTAATATGAATGATAGAGAAGAAAGGTTTAGGCGAGTACTCAAAGAACTTAAGGCATTAGATCTTAGTTTATATCCGAGTGATGAAATAATATCTTTATTTAAACAATTAGATAATCTTCCGGTTTTAATAACAACTTTGCTTCCTGGTAGACGGATCATTAGAGGTCGGAGTTATAATGAAGGGGAAGATTTCAGTTTGATAGATTATCACTCTTATAGACCCAAGGAGATGAACGATGAATATCAACGGGCAAGTATTCCAAAACAAACGATGTTTTATGGTGCTGTAACTTCTGGAGAACAAGAAGAGCCTGTGGCTCGGGTAACTATTCTGACAGAGATTGGAAAGACAATGAACCAAGATGCAGAATATGAAAAAGTGATGTTTAGTGCTTGGGAAGTCATTGAAGATATTAATCTTATTTCAGTCATGCAATGCCAATTTTATCAGTCTCCCAATAAAATGATGCAAACGTTAGAAAAACGATTTAATGATGAACTGAAATATGATTATGAACGTGAATTTTGGAATTTTATAGCAACTGAATTTGCCAAGAAGAATACTTCTTTGGATTATGATTATATTATTTCAGCTTATTTTAGTACTATGGCATGTAATGCTTGTGATGGAGTTTATTATCCCAGTGTGCGTATAGATGGTGCAGGAATGAATGTAGCAATTAAACCTGAAGTGATTGATAGTAAATTGCGTTTTTTAGGTGCAGTAGATTGTGATGTGGTGCGTACAGGTATGGATATTCAAGTTTTAGAAAAAAGAAAGTCTATTTTTAAATTAGAATATATACCTATTGTAAATGAATAAAATTTGATTGATGAAAAAACTACTATTTATTTTGATGCTATTATTTAGCATATGTTCATTTGCCCAGAATGTACAGACTGTGTATTGTGAAATTATTGGGAGTGGAAACTTTTCTGGGAATAACATTAAAATCTCTTTTGATTTTGGTACCGAAGGATTTTCGTATAAAGCTTCAGAAGAGAATCAGATCGTAAATGAAAAAGGAAAACTTATTCAGTTTTCATCAATGGTTGAAGCCCTGAATTATATGGCTGCTCGCGGGTGGAAACTTCACACTGCATTTTCTGCTGCAGTGAAAGGTATGGGAGCTCAGGAAACTTATCGTTATATATTGTGCAAAGAACTTTTAGAAGGACAATCGGGAATGGATGGAATTACTCTTTTTCGTGAATATAAAGTTCAGAAAAGAGAGAAAGCTGAGGAAGAAGAAAAGCGAAAAGGAACTTGGGATGATATTTATAAATGATTATATATTTTGCTCAAGGTGAAATTCTAAATTAAAAGCACATATGGGTTATTGGATATTAATATTATTGGCAATCATCTTTTTTACTTTTTGCTTTTTGAAATCTAAGAAAAAACAAGAAGTAAGTGATAGAGATAAACTGGCTTTTCTGAAAATAAAGTCAATTTTAAGCGATGTGTGTGTGCCTGGAGTATATTATCGAACACTTGATGAAATTTCTCGTATTGAGAACTTACAGGAAGGAGAGGAGTTGGTTTTATTTAGAGAACCGGGTAATTCCTATGATAGAAATGCCATAAAGGTAATGACAAAAGACGGTTATGTTATTGGATATATTCCTAAAAACCTTTGTAGGTTATTTAATGAAATATTGGCCGAATATGAATATTGTATTTTTGTTAATAGAATATCGCCCGGGATCAATGCTCCGTATGTTTATATTAGAGCTATAATAAAAGACCTCGAATAAATACTTTTGGGGAAATATTGTTTGCTATTTCAAATATTATCTCCATCTTTGCAGAAGCTAAAAGTCAAGCATGTTTGTCATGTACGTAGAAGCAGCGTTAAGTGCTCAATACGAATTTGGGCTTTTTTTATGCCCATATATCATCTTCTTGGCATCAAGAAAATGATTCGAAATATATAATGAAATGGCGGCTGCCTTTCCCAAAAACTTTTTTTGCTCTACGGAGTGACAACTGTTTGACTTTTAGCGAAGCGGGAAAGTGCAGCCGTTTCTGTATTTCCGGTTGTTGGGCGGTTCTCAACAAAAAGCTAAAAGTCAAACAGTTATGAAAAAGAAATCCCAATCCGGCAAAGTTCCGGTGTCTAAGCTCCAAACATTCTTAAGTGAGCTTTCAGGCATGCTATCTCAAGAAGGTAGTGAGTTTTTCGTTAACCGTTCCGATGACGGTACTACCTCCATCCGCCTCGCTCGAGGTCAGTATTTAACTATTTCCATGCAGAAAGGAGGTCAGTCATGATGTACTTTACAAACAGTCTTTCTACCATCTCACCTAAAAACCGGGCTTGGAAGAAACTCGTTGACTGGATCCGGCGGTTCGAACACATTCTTATCCTGGATGAATGTTCCCTCGATGCTTTGAAAATGGAAATTGAAGCTAAGGTAAATGAAATTAATGCTGAACATCCCAAACTTAAACCAATTATTTTTAGTGGCGATAACAGTCAAATTTCCGGTTGTATCTCTGCGAGGGTAATGTCGTGCGGATGCCCTGATACTGTATTTAATCTCAATTATTGCGTCGTAAAAAGCACATACGCATTTTCAGAAGATAATTCTAAGGAGACCATTTTACTTGATAGTCAGAAAGGAGGTCAATCATGACTTCAGGCAAGGAATTAGCTGTCGATAAGATTGAAACCTATCGGATCAATGGCAAATCTGAATTATTTTTAATCAAAATTGATGGAAACGAAATTGTAGCGTTTAATCGTAAAGAATCTGAAGAAGTGATATTTCTATTACAGGGTGCGCTTAAAAAAGAAAAGGAGGTTGACCATGAACACTAATGTTGATGGAGCAATTATTACTCCCGAAGCCATTCAAACCATTAAGTTTCTTCAGCAAGAAAATTATGTCGATGAAACTTTGAATCAAATCAACGAGGTTATAGATATCGTCATTGCCGAAGATATTCCACCCGTTTTAGATTCAGATAAGGATTGTCTCCGTATTGTGCGCAACCTTCGTTATCTTGCACAACATATATCAACTTTCAAAAAACCTATAAATCATGGATAATCAAGAACAGAAAATCACCGATATCAGCATTTACATAGCTGGATTGCAAGCAACCTATCGTCCGGCTCCGGACGCTCGTCATACCACCCATTGGTTCTCTACCGATGAAGTCTATACCGCTATCAAACGTCTGGATCCTTCGGCCAATATTACGAAGGAACAACTCTTCCAGGCAATGACTGCTGCCGGCTTCAAGTTCCAAAACCGTCCAGGAGCATCCGGATGCGATTTCCGCTGGATGCTTCAGGAGCGTAGTAATAAATAGAAGAAGCCTGGGAACTACCATCGTTTGAGTTCCGTTACACAAAAGATTAGCCGGTCGGTAGTTCCCGGCTTTTTTTTGTGTCCTTTCCCCTCCTGTATCCCCTTCCTACATTCGCTGAAAAATAACTTCAGCGCACTATGATTACTGACGATTTAATCAGAAAACGTTTTATTCATGACACCATTTCCCAAGGTATAAACCAAATTTATGCCATTCAGGAGAATGTTGTTCAGGCCAACCTAAAGACTCAATCCGGACAGCTCAAAGCACATCTCAGCCGACGACCTTTTAGTTTTACTGAGTCCGATTCCAGGGAAGAGTTCTTCATCCGCATCTTCCCCTACCTTCGCTTCCTTGACATTAACTATCGTCGTGGTTCCGATCGTATCTCCCGTCACATTCGCAGTAACCTTGCTCTCTATAATCGTGCTATTTGGGGAGTTCTTTATCACGAGACTTTTCCGCAAATCCGATACGGTTTCAATGACGAGATCCGGAGCTCTATCCGGCAGGAACTGGAACTGGCACTTCAATATGAAACATCTAACAGTTAATTCCCATGGCTAAGAAACATTTATCAGAAGACGAAATCCGCTATATCATATCGGCAGAGAGTTCCGAAGCCCAGAAAGCTGTCCATGCACTGACTCAGGAAAACAAATCTCTCAAAAAAGAAGAGAGGGAGAGGCGGAAAGCGATGGTCGAGCTCGAGGCCCAAGGCAAAAAAGAATCCGACACTTATCGTAACCTTCAAAAAGAGGTCACAGCGTACTCTAAGCGCATATCCGAGAATAATGACAAGATTAATCGGCTCACCCGCCAACTCGATGTCAATGCTATGTCGATGCGTCAGCTGAAGAAACTCGCTAAGGAGCTTACAGCCGAACTCGAAGATATGTCCGAGGCTGCCAATCCGGAAGAGTATGCTGCACTCAGTAGCCATTTACAAACAGTGCGTTCCCGGATGGACGAGCTTAAGATCTCCGGAAAGAAAGTATCTCAGGAGTTTGATGTCACCAAATCAGCATTATCTAAAATGAAATCGGTGGCTGTTGCTTTCATTACAGTGAAGTTAGCCGGTTACCTGAAGGATATTGCAGCCAATGCTTATTCCACCCGTAAAGAGTTTGCTAAGTATGAAGCGGTGTTGCGTAATACTTTTCAATCTCAAGAAAAAGCTACTAAGTCAATGAAGATGCTCCAGCAATTAGCTGCTGATACTCCGGCTTCCCTGAAGGAGTGGACAGAGGCTTATATTAAACTCGTCAATCGTGGTATTAAGCCCACCAGTGACGAACTAACTAATATGGGTGACCTTGCTTCCTCTCAGGGTAAGGACGTGGATCAATTGATAGAAGCTATCTTGGATGCTATGACCGGAGAAAACGAGCGTCTGAAGGAGTTTGGTATCAAAGCCAGCAAGAATGGAAATACGGTTAAATATACCTTCCGTGGTGTTACTACTGAGGTTCAGAATTCAGAAGAAGCCATCAAAAACTATTTGTTGTCGCTCGGAAAGCTCGATGGTGTTGCCGGGTCCATGGCAGTACAGATGCAGGAACTTGAGGGTATGCAGTCTAATCTGGGTGATACGCTTGATAGTTTTTATAATAAACTCGGCAAGCGGATGGAATCTTTTTTCAAAAAGGGGATTACCTGGGCAAAGAACTTTGTTACAGACTTGTCTAAAGCAATTGAACCTCTTTCCGATACTTTCGACGAACAGTTTGAAAAGGTGGTATCTCTTGAGAGGACCCTTCCTTCTTTGATTGACCGGTACGATAAATTGAAGAGTAAGGTTCATCTGAATGCTACAGAGCAGAAAGAATTGAATTCTCTTATTGAAAATATTGCCCGTATTGTTCCATCTGCAGTTACTGGGTGGGGACGATATGGTAAAGCAATCTCTGTTAATACAGATAAAGCTCGTGAGTTTCTGAAGGTCGAAAAAGCCCGTTTAAGTTATGTAAACCAAGAACGAATAAAAGAGCTGAAAGCTCGTCAGAAACAAATAGAACAGGAAAAAAAAGACTTAGAGTTTATTCATGATAGAGGTACAATATGGGCTGGGGGAACCGGTGCTTATCGTAGTAAGGATAAGGGTGTACATCAATTGACAGATTTCGAAAAAGGTGAATATTCTAAGCAAATAACTGCTTTGGGTAAAAAGTTACAAGGAATTGATGCTGAACTTGATAGACTTACTGGAACTGATATTGAAAAAATGGTGCAGAAAGAAATCGAAGCCACGGACGCCGCCACTGCTGCCCGTGAACGTTTCACGAAAATGAATAAATCTATGCTTTCAGCCTGGCTCAAAGACGAAAAGAATGCTGCCGATCAATATAAGGAAATAGCCCAGGAAGTTTACGATACCCGTTTTCCGAAAACCAATGCTACAGAAGACAAGTCAGACCCGAACGCAGTTGCCCTCAAGAACCTTGAGTCAACCCACAATGCCGAAATCAACCAGATCCGGTTAGCCGGTCAGGAGAAACAGCAGGAAGAGAGTGAAGTCAACTTGGCCATATTAAAATCAGATCAGGCATACTACGAGAAGCGTATCATTGCTTTGGAAAAATTTAAAAAGAACGAGAAGAAGTCTTCTAAACAGGCTGAATACCAGAATCAGATCGTTACTGCCAAATCTAAACTGTTGGATATCGAAGTCAATATGGAGAAGCAGGCCATTGCCTCTATTGAGAAACTCCGCTCCGATGATTTAACCAGAGAAAAAGAGACCACTGATGCTTACAAGCTCTATTACACCAAGTCCCTGTCCGAGAAGAAGATATCGAAAGAGCAATATGATATGCTTATGTCTTCTCTCGATGTTGCCAGTACCGAAACCCGCTTAGCTATCGAACAGCGTTATCTCAACGATGTAAACGACTTGGAGCTGAAGAATGGGCAACTCAAAGCCGATGCTGTCAAGAAGGCAAACGAAGCGGTGATGACCGCTGATCAGAATGCTGCCAATGCCCGTGCTGCCCAGCAACAGAAACTGGATGACTTTATTAAGGATTTCAAATCTCAGTTTAAAGTAACTACTGTTGATGAAGATTATGATGCCCAGAAAAAGGTTCTTGAAGCATCTTATCAAGCCAGATTACAAATGGCTAAAGAGGAAAATCTTGATTCAACTAAGTTGACTGAAGCCTATCATCGTGCACAAGAACAACTTGAACTGGATCATCAACAACGTATTCAATCTATTAAAGATCAGTACGGCATTTCCACTCAGCAGGAGCGTTTCGATGCCGAGCTTGCCCAGTTGAAGAGTGCTCACGAACAGGGTTATCTGGAAGAAGAAGAATATCAGAAGGCCGTTCAGAACCTGAAGCGTGATTCCTTTAAGAAACAATTCGACTATTACTCCAACCTCTTCTCCGGGGCGGTTCAGGCACTTCAGCAAGCAGAAATGGATAATGTCGATGCTCAGTATGATGCCGAAATTGAAGCAGCTCAGGGAAATTCAGAGGAAGTGGAACGTCTCGAGAAAGAGAAAGCCCAAAAGAAGCTCGATATCCAGAAGAAGTATGCCGATGTCAACTTCGCAATTAAAGTCTCCCAGATCATTGCGGATACTTCGGTCTCTATAATGAAAGCCTTTGCCGATCTTGGTCCCATTGCCGGCGCAATAGCTGCTGCTCTGATGGGGGTTACCGGTGCAGCTCAGATAGCATCTGCCAATGCCGAACGTCAGAAGGTTAAGAACATGACCTTGTCCGGATCCTCTTCCTCCAGTAAAGGTGGAGCCCGTATTGCAACCGGTCGCCAGGAAGGTGGTAAAATTGATGTTCGTCGTGCCCAGGATGGTAAACTCTTTCCGGGTGCTGATTACGATCCTGATGCCCGGGGCTTCATAGATCGTCCCACGGTAATAGTTGGAGAGGGACCGGTCGGTCAGTCTCGGGAGTGGGTGGCAAGTAATGCTGCAGTCGAGAATCCCACGGTTGCTCCTATACTCAATCTACTCGATCAGGCCCAGCAAGCTGGTACTATCCGTACACTCGATCTTAATCAGGTGATTCGGGCACGGATGGCCGGTTTTTCCTCCGGTGGATCTATTAGCAAGCCATTGCCAGTGCAACCTGATATCACACCCCCAGATGCCGGTGCAGCTCTCCCTCCGGAGTTGATGCTTCGCTTGGCCAGAGCAATTATTTCGATTGATGAAAATGGCGTTCCGGCTTCAGTCGTTCTGTCTGAGATTGATCGTAAGCAGAAACTGCTGGATCGTTCCCGTTCGTTTGGTTCTAAATATTGATGCGATGAAGATAGTTAATACATCCACCGGCATTCCCTATCAATTGAATCCCGGCACTCAGCTCGAAGTCGAGCGTACCAACTTGTTTTTTAATGAATATGGTGAGCAGACATTCCCTGTCGACCTGCCCGATACAGACGTTAACCGGAAAAATCTTAGTTATCCGGATATGCTTGCCAATCGGTCTAAAGTGCCTACTGGCATCACCGCAACCATTCAGGATGATGGCTATTTTATGGCGTGTCGGCAGGCTGTTCTTGGTGCGCAACGTAAGAATAACATCTCTACTTCGTTTTACATGAACGAAGGCTCTTTCTTGTCGCGTATTTCCAAAGTCTCTTTGTCCGAGGTTTTTGGTAACGAAACCATTGCTGGTGTCACTACAGTTCAGGAGGGTATTGATTTTTGCAAGTCCCTGATGAATAATGCTAATGATAAGTTTGCCATCTTTCCCGTCATCGTCGACCTCGATGGTGAACGCCGTATCTGTAACCGTTTCAATTTTATGGACTCTTCAGGCAAAGTTGTGCCCGATCGAAGCGGTACACTCGGACTTTATAACCAGTTTCCTCGTTCAGAAACTGTGAACGATAACTCGATTAAGTTAGAGCCGGGTTACTACATCACTCCCTTTATTCGTGGATCCTATTTGCTCCGTCGTATTCTGAGTTACTTCGGTTATACCCTTCAGGACAATTTCTTCGAACGTACCGATCCTTTCCGAACGATGGTCTTTGTCAACAACACTATCGACTCTTTGGTAAATGGATCCATTCTGTTGACACATCTTATTCCGGATTGTATGTGCAGCACTATTCTTGAGGTTTACCGGAAGAAATTTTGCTGTGAATTTATTCCGGACGAGGTTAATAAGACTGTTTCTATTGAGTTGTTTAATGATGTGGTTAGTTCGGATCCGGATTATGATCTATCCTCCTGCCTGACTTCGCACCCTGCTATTGAGTATGGAGAATTTCAGCAGATTAAACTTTCATCTGAAGAAGTGATTCAGGAAGGGGAAAGCTTTGATTCTACCTTCGAACTTGCTGCCAAGTATCCTGAAGCATTTTATAATCCGGATGACAACTCCTATTATCGCTGGGGATATAAGGATACTACTCGCACTAAGGAGAGAGTAGCGGATGGAAATATCCCATACTATGCCGGAGGAACACTTAAAACAAAGGAGATCACTTGTCCGGATTGTGTTTATACGTCTGTTTATTATGAATATTCTGATGTAAGTTATATTGTCGGATCAAGAGAAAACCCAACACGTGGGATTATCGCGCCGTATATTGGTGATGGACGTGCTCTTAATTCTACATTGAACGTTTCTACATCCGCTTCCGATGATGATTCAACTCCTGTTGACAAAGAGAAGGCTTCCGGAGCGGAACTCAAACCAATTCTTTCGTTGGTTGCTTTCCGTGCGGCAGGCTACTCCGAAGGAGTCATTCATACAGACGGGCAATGGAACTACTCTCTGCTGTATAATGGTCCTTGTGGCATCTTCGAACGATTCTATCGTACCTATGATAACATGCTTCGTAACTCGTTCATTCCGGTTAAAGTTGACCTGCTATTGTCTCCTGAGCAGAAAATGAACTTGAATGCACATCGTAAGAAACTGTTGCATGGACAGCAGCTTCTTGTTAATAAGTTGAAGTACAATCTTGGCGGGAAGAATGAACCTATAGAATCGGAGTTTCTTACTACCTATCTTTATGAACCGGTTAGCGTTGCCATTGCTGAATCCGAACGGCTTAAGGAAAATCAAACTTATAAGTGGAAAATAGTTCGTGATGTTACTGAAGTGACTGAGGAAGTTTACAACAATTCCCCTGTTAAAGTTGATGGAAGCATTACTCGTACGCCTTCTCCTTTACCGGCCATTTATCCGGCACCGCCCACTGAAGCCCAATACAATGCGGGTGGTAACTATTTCCATAGAGAGTATTGTTTCTATTATACTTCTCGACTCACTGGTAAGAAGGTGTACGAAAAAGTAGACTGGTGGCTGACTCCTGTATTATATACTGCTGCTGATACAGATTACAGTCGACCTCCCGGCGGAAAACCACGTGAGTAATTGTCCTTTATCCTTTAGTATGGTAGCCCTACCTTCGTCATATTAAAAATGTATCTATGACAATCATTCAACAGCCGAATGCACTATCGCTGAGCCTGAATCTGAAAGAATTCCGAATCAGCACAACCGAAGATATCTCCTTTGTCCTCAAAATGGATGCAGAGGAGATATTGTCGCAACGATACACGCCAGGAAAAGACAATTTGGTGAGTGTTGATATCCGCGACATCGTTCACTCCCGTCTTTCCTTTCTCCTTCAGGAAGGTTCTTCAGTTTATAAGCAGCCGGCACTTGCAGCCAACTTTACAGCTATAATTGCCGGTACCGAGGTTAGTTTTCGGGTTGTCCGTGGTGGGGTCGACTGTTTTTCTGATACGGCCAGTAACTTTCTTGCTCAGAACTTCCTTACCTGGCAACCTTCAATCAAGCCGGTCACTTACTATTCCCCAGAGTTCTTGACCTATTATGCTGTAGTTGATTCAAAGGCTAAGCTTCGGGCTTATTTTACTGACACTTTCGGAACTGTCATGTCACAGCAAGACATTGATTTGTATACGTTCACTTCTGGCAATGCTTATACTATCCCTCTGCAGTATGCGATTATTGCCGGTAAGTTGGATCATCAACTGCCGGCTTATTATGACGTATGGGTAGAGAATACTTCCGGCAAGCGTCTGACCTACATACAACGTTACTTTGCATCCGATATGCGGTCCGAGCAAGAACAGTGGATTCTCTTCGAGAACTCCTTGGGGGGGATTGATACTTTCCGTGCCTATGGAACAACCGATTTCACGGGAAATCACACCCATAACATTGCTGAAATCGATGAAGAATCCCTTGAGTACCGTGTCGATACCGAACGAAAATTTCAAAAAAATACAGGGTACCTTGACCAGAAGGAAAGGCAGTGGCTGCTTGATTTCTTTCCATCCGGAATGAAGTACATCTATATCGGATCTGCTTTGCGGCGTATAGTGGTTGTAGAAAGTAATGTTACTTATACCGATCGTGAACTTCCAAGCAACTACACCTTTACTTACCGGTATGCAGATGCTCGTCCGTTATTAAACCTTCCCAGAACCGATGTCCCTGCCGGGGTACTCAACATCACAGTACCCGAAGTCGGTTCTTTTACGGTGCCCCCTCGATTAGTTGAATTTCCTCGCCTGCCACTTACCGAGGGGGCACTCTTTCCTGTACAGCATCCGTATTCAGAAGAATGGAATACTGCTACCACCGGCTCTATTGCTGACTTTGTAGCACAATATTTGGCAAGCAAATATGATGGGAGTGGTGGTGTTGGTCATATTCACAAGAATATTGACCTCTTAAACTTGCTCTCTGCAATCGATCAATATCTGTTGGTTGCCGGTGAGAAAATAAAGGCCGGCTATGCCGATGAAGCTGCGTTGGCACATGCCTTAAAAACTAAAACTTTTATTCCTGGCATTCTTACCGGAAATGGAGGTATGATCGATAAGGACGGAAACGGTGAGCTTGAATCCTTGATCCTCCGTCGTTTCCTTGAAGTTCCTGAGATACGTTTTAATCGTTCCGAGGTAAAGGTCGGCGATAAATGGCGTGCACCTGGTGGCGGTATTATAGAGTCAGTCAACACCGACACTCAGGTTGTTACTTTGAAGCTCGAGAAGGGAGAATATGGTGCAATTGAGGTAGGAGATATCTGTATAGGTATTTTCCATTCAGAAAATGAAGCGGACAATGCTACCGCAGACACCGATGACAGTCGCGGTAATCGCACGTTTGCCGGCTTCTTTACCGTCTACTTTACGATTACTGAAATATTAGACGGGCAAAACAAACAATTCCGGTACCAGCTTCGTCCGGAAAGTGAACGGTGGAAATATAGCTTCCATCCATGCACTGCCATGAACTTCGGGGCTTATGGTAGCTTTACCCGTGAAGATCGTCAGACATCAGTCTACGAAACTCGTACTTATACCCGGATGCTCTGGAAGCAAAATACCTGGGAGATTTCTGCCGGCAACATCGCTATGCAGTTCGGTGACATGTCAAACATGTCGGTTCATGGCATCGATATGACGGGATATTCCATGTACCTGAATAGTGTTTATTTCACCGGTACCATTCGCCAGGTTAAGCCGGATGGTACACCAATAGTCACCGCAAACGATCGTGGAGAGTGGAAGGCCGGACACTATGATTATTACGATCGAGTTTCTCACAACGGCTGCATTTGGCTATGCGTGAATGAAAGCGGAACTGACTCTACACCCGCATTTGGTAATGCCGATTGGTTGAAGCAAGTAGATAAGGGTGCCGATGGTCCTCAAGGTGTGCCTGGCACTCCGGGTTCTGATGGCAAGACGTACTTTACCTGGTTGCGTTATGCCGACGATGCTCAGGGGAATGGTATATCGAACAATCCTACTGGCAAACTCTATATGGGGTTGGCTTACAATAAAGAGACAGCGGTAGAAAGTAGCAACCCTTCGGATTATACATGGAGCCGTTTCCGTGGAGAGGATGGAACTGATGGTATACCTGGAGTTCCCGGAGCAGACGGTAAGCCTACTTATACATGGATAGCTTACTCCGATAGTGCCGACGGTAGTGGCATGTATCAGGTTCCTAACGAGGGAACGAAGTACATCGGTATTGCTGTCAATAAAGATACAGCCACAGAAAGTAGCAATCCCGCAGACTATACATGGAGTCAGTTTAGAGGCAATGACGGACTTAGCATGACTAACCATGGACGTTGGCATACCGGTCTGCTTGTTCCCAAAAATGGAATCGTTACGATGGGGGGCTGTGTATGGTTGGCTAAGGTTGAGACGTCTAATCCCCCACTCTGGTGCTTGACGGATGAAAACGGAAATGCTCTTGTCACAGAGGATGGTGACTATATACTTAGTGGAGAGAAGAATACTGAAGAATATGAATTCTTGGTAAAGGATGGATCTGATGGCCCTCAAGGTGTACCCGGAACTCCGGGTTCTGATGGTAAAACGTATTTTACCTGGATACGTTATGCTGATGATGCTCAGGGCAATGGCATATCGAACAATCCCACTGGTAAACTCTATATGGGTATTGCTTACAATAGGGAGACTGCAGTCGAAAGTGACACTCCTTCTGATTATACATGGAGTCGTTTTCGTGGGGAGGATGGAACTGATGGTATACCTGGTGCTCCCGGAGCTGATGGCAAAACGACTTATACTTGGATTGCCTATTCTGATAATGCTGATGGTAGTGGTATGTATCAGCTTCCTAATGAAAATACCAAGTATATCGGCATTGCTGTTAATAAGGATACCAAAACAGAAAGTAGTAATCCGGGTGATTATACATGGAGTTTATTTAAAGGACCGACTGGAGCTGATGGTAAGCCGGGTGCTGATGGAAAGCCGGGCAACGATGGTACCAGCATAACGAACCATGGTGATTGGCACACTGGCCTTGTAGTTCCTAAAATGGGCGTTGTCCGTATGGGAGGCAAAGTATGGCTTGCCAAGCAGAGTACTTCCAATCCTCCTCTATGGTGTCTTACAGATAATGCCGGCAATCGTTTGAAAACTGAACAGGGATATATACTTACCGGTGAAGCCAATACGTCAGAATATGAAATGCTGGTGTCTGATGGGAAGGATGGGCAGGACGGCAAACCTGCATCAGATGGCAAACAGGGTATCCAAGGATGTATTATCCGGAAGGGTGAATGGAAACTTGGTATTGAATGGCGTAATGATGAATCACTCACTACTGGCACTCGTTATCTCGATGTGGCCATGGTACGTGATAATTCTTCAGCAACAGGATGGAGAGCTTACAAGTGTCTTAAGACACACACCAGTTCTTCTTCCGTCATGCCCGGAAATACTACCTATTGGGAGGAGTTCAGCGTTAATGTGACAGCGATCTTTGCTTCCTTAATCATCGCCAAGGATGCTTCTATCGACTTCATGCAAGGCAACCAGTTGCTGATTAAGAAAGACAATGGTGAAGTCACGGCAGGATTATCAGGTTCTCAGGCTGGCAAGAGAGTACGTTTCTGGGCCGGTGGTACAATTCCGGATCAAGCAAACTTATACATCACTGAAAGTGGGCAGCTTGTCATTGCCAATGGGAAAGTTATAGTTGAACCGGATGGATCCGGCCATGTCTCTAATGGGAACATTGCGTGGGATGCTGCTGGCAATCCTACTGTATGTGGCAAGTTTGTCACGAAGATGGATGGGAAGCGTATCGAACTCGATCCGAACAACAATACCTTCAGGATGTACAATGAAAATGGGATGAATGTAGCTCAAATTAGTTTTTTAGATTCCTATGGGTTAGGAGTGAGTATGCCATCAATTAAGTTAGATGATTACGATACTTCAAATCGCTTACTTAAGAGTGCAACGTTTAACTCCGGTTCCATTTCGGTTTTTGAATACCTAAACCCTAATAAGGTGCTTAGTTTCGTTCTGAATACAAATGGATTATCATTTCAAGAAAATGGATATGAAACAAAAAAATATTCTCGTAATTAGTATGAAAGTATTCTATCAAAACAAATTAGCTCGATTGTTGTTGTGGCCAGGCTACAATACAATCACCCTTGGCTGTTTCGTTTTCACAAAAGTGAGCGAAGGCGAACTTACACAGCGTGTTCTCAACCATGAAGCTATCCATGTCCGGCAATGGGAAGAGTTGACTATTGCGTCAGCCATCCTGTTATCAGGGTTAATGTGCTTCACCGGTTTCTCTTTTGCGACATACCTGATATGTCCGATATGGTTTTATCTTCAGTATTTCCTTGAGTATCTTATTTCCCGAATCTATCATCTTTGGAAAGGTTTGCGAGGTCAATCCGGAAACGCTATCTCTTATGGAAACTCTGCGTTCGAAATGGAGGCTAAGGCCAACGAAGATATTGATGGATATCTGGACGTAAGATATCTATTTGAGTTCGTGAAATATTATGGGAATATATGATTTATAATTTACAAAAACGAGTTAGTAAACAAAGTGTTAAATTGGCGTTTTTTCCATTGCAAAAAAACGCCCCAAAAATGTAGATGGTATGGCAGACAAGAAAGAACATGATCTTACTTTAGCTTCTGATTGTGGTTGGATCCGAGCAATAGATTCGAATGGAAGAAGCATAAAAATAGATAAGTCAGATTTTATAGAGTTGATCCGATCAAATCTACCTGCTGCAACGAGTGAAAAGAAAGGTTTGATGGACAAGAATGCCTTCATGGACAGGAGAACAACCGAAACTGATTTATCTTTATTAGATTCAGGTATTTATCCGATTTTTGATGGTAATCCAGATATACCAGAGTTAGGATTTAACTATGGCCTTCTTATTGTTTTTAAATCGGTAGGATATTATGATGTGATAATTGCAGTCGAATATAATTTAGGCATTGTAAAGATGAAAACTTCCAGTTCAGGCTGGAAGACCATTTCTTTTACTTAGTTTGTACCTCTTTCTGGCAGTTCTTATTTTGCTATATTTCTTCCGCCCCAAAAATGTAGATGGTATGGCAGACAAACGCTTAAATGAATTTCCATTGGTTAACAACTTGTCGAAATTATTAGGATTGGATTATAATGGTAACGGAGTTCAAATGACACCAACGAGCTTATTGGATAATTTATTTCAAGATAGAGGAGGTTTCGACTACAATGATTCTTCAATAGTAAATTCTTTAATTAATCCAGGAACTTATTTACATGGAGACCGAATTATTGATACTGACGGAGGATATGGTATATTAATAGTATTCAAGTCTTCAAGCTATGTTGCTCAAGCTGATTTTGTAAATCATGGAAAAATACTATTCCGATTTTCATATGATTTGGGAATTCACTGGAATAGTTGGAAGACCATTTCTTTTACCTAACCCTTACAGCTTTCTATCGATTTCTATTTTTTTCTGTTTTTTCTGCCCCAAAAATGTAGATAGTTATGGCGGATAAAAGAATGAATGATTTCATGTTATCGGATGACGCAGAGTATGTATATGCAGAAGCTGAGAACGGAATGCAAGTAAAGATAAAGAAAAGTGACTTACTGAAAACAATGTTTCAAGTCAGAGGTGTAATAAATGGAGGTACTGATTTTAACACCATTATAACAAGCGGTATTTATCAATATTTCGCTGAAGCTGGAAGTGTTTTGAATGGTCCAAATTTATCTCGTATAGTACTTTTATGTTTCCAAGCTTATGGACATATTGCTCAAGTAGCTTTTTCAGTTGATCCAGGAGTGACATCTATAAAATATCGAGGTAGTTGGAATAGTGGATCTAATTGGAATATTTGGAAATCAATAACACTTATCTGATTTTATAGCAGGGTAATTCCCTGCTATAAGCGTTCGACTGATATAGCAGCATAAATTTCAGAATTATTAGTATTATTAATGAGACATATTTCTCCATTAGTTTCTAACCGTCCAAAATATAATCCAGATGCCCTATTGGTAGAGAGTGAAGCTCCATTAGAAATGAATATTGGTTCTGAATACGAGCTAATAACTGCAATAGATATATTTCCAGAATAGCCTATGTGTATAGTATATACACCTTCGCTGAAAAAGCCAGTACCAACTACACTCACTGCCGATACAGAAAACCTTTTTTTGCTTCCACGCTGAATGAGGTCAATCAAGTTGTCTTTACTAATCTTCAAAGAATTACCTTTGTTATCTAATACTCGAATCCAACTACAATCAGAAGTTACATTAAAGTCTGATTCTCTTTTATCACCTGCCATACCATCTACATTTTTGGGGCAGAAGAAATCAGTGTTTTTTACTTGATTTATAACCGGCATTATATAGGGTAAATAGTCAATACAACATTTGCCCCAAAAATG